AAAACCTTGCCCAGCTGATTGTACATGCTGTCAACCTTAAATCCACTGCCCAGTTTTTCATCGTCTTCGTCGTCAAAGTCCACATCTAATTCTTGAACAATGCCTTTGGTAAGCTCGTCCAATGATTCAACTAGACCTTTCAGTTCCTTTGGTAGTTTTTCCATTGTTAGTCTCTCTTTACTGATCTGTTGGCTCGTGTAAATCCTTCTCTGTCCACGAGCTTGATATCACCTTGGGGGTGTGCTAATACATAGCCTTCTCCGCCCTGATCAGAGCCTATGCTGGCTCTTACATCAGTTTGTTGCGAATCCAATTGATTGATAATGTTGTTTTTGACTTTTTGAATGCCTTGAACAACCTGCCAGATGCTTTGGAATCCTGATCTGTTCTGATTTATCAACTCCATAATTCTCTGTTGTTTTGGTTTGCTAACCTTGCTGTTTTGTAGCCAACCCGCGAAGTCGTCACCAAGTCCTGACATACCCGTGTCAACTTTGCTGTTGAGATAGCTGTAAAACACGTTTGGCAAATCAGTTAACTTGAGCTCAGCCAATTTAGATTTGTCCAACAGTGCATCCATACTTGCTGCATTCTTGCTGATCTGCGCCTGTAAATCCTTGACACTTGAATCATTAACCTCCGGTGGGCGTTGCACGCTCACGGGCGGAAATGCCAATGCTTCTGTGCCTTGCAGGGTGTCATTTACTTCCTTGGCTGTAACTGGTCTTTCCTGTCCTTGCGGGTCAATGTACCTGTGTATCACAACACCTGTTTTGCTTTGTGCGATGCGCTTGCCTATGTCTGAATCTGTTTTTACACTGTAGGTGACAATGTTTGGAGTAAACACATAGTCATCTCCCTCCACTTGAGGTGTGTTGAAATACAACAAATCTCCTTTGTAAAATCCTTGAAAATCTTTGGGAACAGATTTTTCGTATTCATCAAAAATATCACGCATGTTGGCGGCCAAAGCACGATAACCTTCTGCTTTTTCTGGATTCTTGGCTCCTGGACGATTCATCAGCATTGTTTCAAGTTCTTTGCCACTTTTGGCTTTGCCGTTGTAGCCTTTGGCAGTAAAGCCGCTCTTGTCTGTGAGCACGAAGTTTCCCTCTCCGTCGCGTCCAAAAATTATTGCGGGGCTACCGTCCCATTTGATTGTGACATCACGGTGACCTCCCTGCTCCATTTTTTTGAGACCTTCCAGCGCACGAACGGCACCGCGACTGCCTTCCCAGAACACCAAGTCTTCGGCGTGTTGTATGCGGGCTTCGGCTTCGCGCAATATGCTTTCGCTAAGTTTGAATTCTCTAAATCTCATAATCCTGCCAGTTCTCTGATTCTGTCCAGCTCACTGCTTTCAGGCAATTCTAATTCATATTTTTGTGCATATTCTCTGAAGTCAGCCAGCTTGCTGTCACGCTCTGGATCCTTTTCTAGGTATTTGAAGATCTTTTCCACACTGCCCATGTCCTGTCGAGTAGCACCCGGACCCATAAGCGTATCAGCGGTTTCATCCGGATCGAATGTCACTAGGTTGTTGTTTTCTCTGCTGAATAATCCTTTGTCGTTGATCTTAAGTCCCTGCGCTTTGGCTAGGCTGCTTAATAACACGTTGCGAATCATGCCCTTGTATTGGCTGTCACCATCCGCTCTGTAAAAGAACTGCAACCAATCTGGATTGCCAAACATTAAATCTGTCTGCACATAGCCTTTTGATTCGTCGCCGTCTATGGGCGTTTTGAAATGCACACTGATGCCGCTTTTCTTGATCCATTGTTTTGGATCTTCGTCTGGTTTGTTGGTTTTTACCCAAGCCAACAGTTTTTTAACTAGATCCTCTTTGCTGATTTTTTCTGGATTCACCGCAATATCCAAGTCGCCGCTGGTATCTTTTAGGCCTGTGCTTCCTAGTTTGAAATCCACATGTGGTATGCCAGTCACGGCTTCTAGCCAACCCAGCGTTGGATCAACGTCCGCCCTGGCAATTCTCTGTGTTTGATCCGGCCATATGTTGCCGCCTTCATTTATCTGCATTTTTCGACTCTATGATTTTGGTCATGCCCCTTTTAAATTTTTTAGGGTCACCACTGCGTATTGAATTTATGAATCTACGCTCTAGATCACCCGCCGTGCTTTCATCTCTACCAAGAGTATTTAATTCTTCGAGGATGCTTCTGGTGCGTTTTTTCATTTTAATATCTCCGTAACGTATTTAGCGTATCAAAGCTATAAATATTATAGGCTTTGAAGGGAGGGAAATATCAATGTCTATCATAAATCTCAATCTTGCCGAACGGGCTGTGCTTTTCGCTAAGTTATCACAAATAGCTTATTATAATGAAAAGGATGCCAAAGAGCAAGCAAAAATTTTAGGTTTCACAACCACCGAATTTTACAATCATCTCGGTGCACAGGCATATCGTTTTGAGAACAAGACCGATGTGGCAATCGTGTGCAGGGGCACAGAACCAACAGAATGGAACGATATAGAAGCTGATCTTAAAGCGGTTCCTGTTATGGCAGAAACTGTTAGTCGGGTACATGATGGTTTCAAAACCGAAGTTGATGAACTTTGGCCAATGATAACTGAAGATATTTTTGCTGTGGATGGCAAGGACCTATGGTTCGCAGGACACAGCCTAGGTGCCGCGATGACCACAATCATGGCATCAAGATGTTTCCACGATCCGGACCTAGCAGATCCAGTTGAAGTTCACACATATGGTTCACCTCGTGTAGGCTGGCCTGGTTATGTAAAGAGCCTGGGAATGACGCATCATCGTTGGGTAAACAACAATGATATCGTTACCCGTGTTCCCCTTTGGATCATGGGCTACAGACATCACGGCACTGAACACTACATTGATTCAGAAGGTGATGTTGATCAGGAAAAAGGTTTGGTGCGGTTCTGGGACGGACTTCAAGGCTTTTGGAGAGGTCTAGTCACAGGCAAGGTTGATCAAATCGACGATCACAACATGAGTGCATACATTGCTCATTTGGAAGCCTGGGCAACAAAACAGTGATGATACACTAACGCCCATGTTCCGTCATGGTGTTCAACCAAGGCGGAACATGATTCAACCCAATCACCATCATTCATATACTCAATACCCTCAATGCGCTTTATGGCAGGAGTATGAATGTGACCGCATATCACACCATCAAATCCTTTCTTGCGACAATACATTGCCAAATGCTCCTCAAAACCATAGATAAAGTTTAGAGCATGTTTGGTTTTGCTTTTGAGGTATTGGCTAAGGCTCCAGTAATCCAGGCCCAGCCAACCTCTCACGCGATTGAGTTTGGAGTTTACACTCAGCAGGGTGTTGTATAGGCTGTCTCCGATGTGCATCAGCCATTTGTTTTTCTGCATCACCGCATCGAATTGATCCCCGTGAACAACCAAGTATTGTTTGCCGGTGGCGCCTACATGTGTTCTTTTATTAGATATTGCGATTCTGCCAAATGAAATATCAAACGGAACAAACTTTCTCAGATCCTCGTCGTGATTGCCTAAAATATAGTATACTCGAGTATCACGCTTGGCGGCTGTGAGTATTCTGCGGATAACATTGGTGTGTGATTGAGGCCAATACCAGCCGCGTTTTATCCTCCAGCCGTCTATGATATCGCCCACCAAGTATAATTCATCGCAGGTATTGTGTTTTAAAAAATCACACAGTAGGTCTGCTTTGCAACCTCTCGTGCCTAAATGGGTATCCGAAATAAAAATTGTTCTATAGTGTTTCACAGGCGTTCCTCTTAGCACAGTTATTTACAAGAATATCGCCTAGAACATAAAAAAGTCATACAAATTTTGCATGGCAGATATGCAAGAAAAATGGTTGATCCATGCGTCAAAAGCGATTGCACCGCCGGGGAAGTTCCGGGGTATTGCTTTCCTCAAGCATCCAACAAAATCAAGAAACAGGAGATTCAAATGAAAAGTTTGATTAAAGCCCTACGTGATTTGTTTGGAGCGAGTAAGTCTCACTCTGAAATTGAGCGTTATATTCGTTGTGAATATAGACAAAATGACTGGGAATATGTTTCTGCATTTTACAAAAACAACAACAAGTTTCCAATAAGAGGAGTGACATTATGAAACTGTTAAACAAACTACTAAAGGCACTATTTACAGAACAACGCACAGGCGTTCTAACAACACAAGAAGAAAAGTGGCTGGCACAATCAACCGATCTAGTTGATCTAGAGCGTAGACAGCGTATGCTACAGCGTGGGCAAGCACCGTGGGCAGTGCAAGTCAATAATAATCTTAAGGGGTGGGTGTAATGATGAGAAGAGCATTTAGAAACTTTATCAGCTTCTGGGAAAGTGCGGCCAGAGCCAAAGCGGCACATCAGCTGTGGAACATGGGCTATCATGAAGAAGCTAAAAATTTAATGATCAAGGAGAGACACTAGTTCTATCTCAAAGGTATGGTGGTTTTGGTAATGTGTCTTGATATGGCAATTACCGAAGCCTACGCCAAACCTAAAAGAGTTCCCTACAATTCACATGAAACCTATGCGTCATCAATCGCATTGAGAAGAACATTTTTTGATTGACACTAGTACACGAGTATGTTAGTGTACAACATCATGAGGATGAAAGGATAGATCATGGACAAAAGTTCAATCGCTGTTGCGGCCTGTGTCTTATTTTGGCTTGCCTTGTTAGGATATTTGAGTTACAAGAGCGAAACTTGGTTTGATTGGAACAAGGACTGGAACACAACCACAGGAGAAGCCCAATGAATGTTGTTGAAATCTACAACAATCTAATGGACCATCATCGCAATCCACTGCGGCACATACGGGACTTCAACACACGGCATATGATCACACAGTGCCTCGCATGGATGTGGTGCGTGGTGTTCAGTCTCAGCGTGGGCAGTGTGACCGTGTTTGGCGTCACCACTGTTGCCCATGTATTGATCATCGCGGCGGTGTTCGTAACTGTGGCGGTTTTTGATCAAGCAGAAAAGAACAACATTGAACGACTAACCAAGCCATACAAAGCAAAATACAATGGCAGAGCGTGGAACGGAGAACACTACTAATGACCAAATATAAACCACAGTATGACACTGACGGCAACTTTTGGGAACAGTTGAACTGCGCATGTTCAGTTGCGACTTGGCTGTTGTTTTGTTTTGCGATGGGCTACTTTTTTGGTTAACAGGAGAAAAACTATGCGACTAAGAGATTACCTGCTGAGGATCCCAGAATTTTGTATGAGCCATCTGTTGTTGCGGATTCCACTGATTGTGGTGTTTGCCCAACAGGGTTTGAACAAGATTCCCGTGGATCCAGCAGTTGCGGATGCCTATGGACTGCCTTACATTGTTTGGTGGTTTGTGGCATACGGTGAACTGGGCGGCGCGATTGGCCTCGCCGCTGGTGCGCTGGCGGCACTTCACCGTGTAAAGGATCTTCCCCTTGTTTTAGAGTTGGGAGATCTACTAACCAGATTCAGCGGAATCACAATCTGCTGTATCATGACTGGCGTGATTTGGATGGCACAACCCGCGAGTTTCATGGATGTCATACTCTACGACCAGTTTCACGTGCTACTATGGGTAGGTGGACTGTTCTTTGCCCTGCGTGGAAACAGAATCGCCTACGAAACACAGTGTAAATGAAAGGACACACAATGAAAAAATTACTCACAGCCCTAGCAGTCACCGCCGCAATAGCGGCTCCTGCGATGGCAAACACGGACATTCCACCCGCACAACACATTGTTGAGATGTGGAACAAGGACCCAGAAGATCGCAAGCGCAGAATGGTTTTTTCTCAAGAACTTCTGCGTGTACAACCAGGAGATACCATCCTGTTCTCAGCCACAGACAAAGGACACAACGTTGAATTTGTTGATGGTCCAGATGGTGTAGAATTACCCAAGCGGTCACGCATGAACAAAGATGTAGAAATCGTGCTTGACAAGCCAGGTGTGTATGCCTATGTGTGTACGCCACATGCCACCATGGGCATGATTGGCGTGATCGTGGTGGGTGAACCAACCCAAGCGGCGGTTGACGCCGTGCGCGATGCCAAAATGCGTGGCAAGAGCAAGCGCAAGTACAAAGAACTGCTACAGCAGATTCCATAATCAAAAAAAATTTAGCATTGGTTGACAATGCTAAATAACATTGTTACATTTGTACAGTTACTTTTGTAACAACAATACACATACACACAAGGAGAAACGTAATGACTGATTTTAACACAATCAACCAACAGCTTTCGAGTATGGCAGAGCAATTCAAAGAAATGGCATCACAGTATGCACCTAAAGCACCGGAAGTTAAGTTCAATCGCAACGGATATGAGATCCGCACAGAAGTGCTTGACATGGCCAAGCAGTTCACAGAGTTTGAATACTCAATGAAGTTCACAGGTTGGGAACAGACTGTAACACGCGATCCAGAAAGTGGAGAAGTTGTGACAACTGTAGCAGTTCCCGAAGTGCCAGGTGTTGACAAAGTTCTTGAGAACGCTGAAAAGTTCTACGACTTTATTAACAAGAAATGATAAATATTGCTGTGAAGCGATAAAGATATAATCGGGGCATAGCCCTTTTATAATAAAGTAACTTACAAAAAGAAGCCCCAGTTAGTTTGCGCTAGCTGGGGTTAATCTTGTAACCAAATTGATATCAATCTAGTGTTTACTTAAAACTCGTGTTCGTATACTGGCCAGAAATTTATTCTCCCAGAGCTGTGTTGCCTTTTGCGATTGCTGCTGTAATATCAGATAAATCATCATCTGCATTTGCAATAT